CAATGAAATTGCTAAATCCCGATACAAATGAGGATGGTGCAATAGATCCACCTAACCAACCACAGGCCGGAAGAATTGTGGTAGCTGTTGACCCGGCGGTATCGAATACAAAAAACAGTGATGAACATGGGATTACAGTTTGTGCAGTAGACTCGAATGATCCCGATAAATATTATGTATTAGAGGATGCGTCTTTGACTGGGTCGCCTGCTGAGTGGGCAAAAGTTGTATGCGATTTATACCATAAATGGGATGCTGATTTAGTGGTTGCAGAGAATAATCAAGGTGGCGACCTGGTAGAATCCAATGTAAAAAATCATGACAAGACAGTAAACTATAAAGGTGTTCGTGCATCCCGTGGTAAACATACGAGAGCCGAACCTATCGCCGCCCTTTATGAGCAAGGAAAAGTGCACCATATAGGAGAATTCCCAGAATTAGAATCTGAATTGACTACATGGGTTCCTACTGATTCCGATTCTCCGGATCGGTTGGACTCTCTCGTTTGGGGACTCACGGAGCTTTCTGGTTCTGGCACCGCGTCGGTATGGGATGATTTCACGCCAGATGACTCCGACGGCGGGGACTGGTAAAAATATTGACAACACAAAATTAATACTACAGGAATACACATAATGAATTTTTTTAGAAAACACTTACCTAATTTTGAAACCAAAGAAAATCGCGCAACCGTTGCGATGTTGGTTAACTCGTTCAAATCTGAATATCCTGCCAAGGACTACTTAAGATTACTAAGAGATGGATACGAAAGGAATCCGGTAGGTAGGTTTTGTGTTGATAAGATTTCAACAAGTGTTGGCCAGGTGCCTATGAAAGTTCAACAATTAGTTGACGGCGAGTATGTGGATACAATTGATAAATCTGGTAAAGAGCTCCAAAAATTACTCAACCGTCCTAGTCTATATCAGACAGGTCGGGAGTTTAAAGAGCAAATTATGCGACACCATTTGATCGCAGGCACGGCGTTTCTTTCCCGTATGGATCCAGATCAACCACTTGCAAGTGGTGCACAACGTGTAAACAGTGCCATACCTACAGAGCTCTACACGTTACCGCCTCATTTAGTGACTCAAAACTTTTCTCAAGGTGGTCTTTCCAGTTACTGGTTTAGTGCACCTTTTGGACGTGTGACGTTCTATAATAATGTGTTGGCCACAAACCCGGCGGAACTTTCAATGGTCGCAGAATTCCGTGTAGGGTCTCCACTGAATGACCTTACAGGCCTGAGCCCGTTGGCGTCCGCCGTTGCCGACATAGATATTTTAAACGAGGGGAAATTACACAATTTAAGTTTTCTCAAAAACGGTATGCGTGCCGGTGGTATACTAAGTTTCCTAAAAACATTAAGCGGGAAGTCTAAGAATTCCATTAAGCGTCAACTTTCAGAAAACCATACCGGGTCTATCAACGCAGGCCGTCCGCTCGTGATCGAAGGTGAGGAAGTCAAATGGACAGAAACAAGTGTGAATTCTAAAGATGCAGACTATATTTTGTTATCAGAAAGCTCGGCTAAGGCGCTATGTTTATCAATTGGAGTGCCAACAATCTTCTTAGGGATCAAAGGAGATTCCACATATGCAAACGTAGAGGAGGCAAATAAAGCGTTCTGGTTAGATACTGTATCTTATTACTCAAACGGACTCGCTGAGCAGCTTACCGACTGGTTATGTCCGCTCTATGGTCGTCCTGATGTATACAAAGTTGTTCCCGATTATACAACCATACCGGCGATGCAGGCGGCAAAAACGCAGCAATCTAAAGAGGTAGACGGATTTAGTTTTCTTACTATCAATGAAAAGCGCGACGTGTTCGGTGTTGGACCGATCGAAGGCGGGGACAAATTGAGTGAACCAAAGGAACCCAAAGAGGAACCCGAAGAGGTTAAAAAAAAAGAATAGATAATTTAGAATACAAGATGAGCCGGCAGGCTGTTAGCAGTTCGAATATTTCAAGTATCGGATATGATCCAAAAAATGAAGTATTAGAAGTTGCCTTCTTAGACGGAAGTATATATCAATATTTAGAAGTTCCAAAAAGTGTATACGAATCAATGATGAAGAGTCCTAGTAAAGGAAAATATTTACACAACAATCTAAAAGAGATTTACATATTTGGAAAAATCAGTTAGAAAAATAAAGTTGACAACCTTTTAAGAATACATATTTTACATACCAATGAGCAAACTACAGACTAAACAATGGATCAAGCGCAGTTTTGAAATCAAGGCCGTCCAGGATGATGGAAGCTTTGAAGGTTACGCATCTGTATTCCTAAATTTGGATAATGCCTTAGACATCGTTTTACGTGGTGCATTTACGGAGACCCTTACAAAGAGTGGCGGGGCGGTTCCTATTCTTTGGGCGCATGATCCGAACGAACCTTTAGGATTCGGTGAGAGTGCAATTGAGGATACAAAAGGACTATACGTAAAGGGACAGATCAATTTAGAATTACAAAAAGGCCGTGAGATGCACAGTATGGCCAAAATGGCCGCTAAAGCAGGAAAGTCTATAGGGCTTTCAATTGGATACGTTGCACGGGATTACGACTACACAGATAGCGGCATCCGTGAATTAAAAGCCGTTGACATGGTCGAATATTCATTAACACTTTTTCCATGCAATGAGGAAGCTACTATAGTTTCCGTAAAATCCATTGTTGAATCTGGGGAAGCCCCGGAGATCTCTAAAAAGAAAAGAGATATAGAATACATTTTAAAGGGAGCGGGATGTTCTCAAAAAGAGGCTAAATCTGCCGTAGCAATAATTTTCGATAAGCGCGATGCTGTTGAAGAAGAAACTAAAACAGATGACAAAGCAATCGTTAGCCAACTAGAAGACCTATTGGCAACATTTAAAACTACATAAGAGGACATAATACCATGACAATTGAACAAATGATCGCAGCTCTAAAAGAATCCATCGTAGAGATGAAGAGCGCAAACGACAAACGTCTCACTGAGATTGAAACTAAGGGTGCAGCTTCTGCTACATCTATCGCAGCCGTCGAGAAAGCCAATGGGAAAATTGGTGATCTTCAGACAAAGATTTCTGATTTAGAAACTGAAATCAAGGCTAACAAAACAGCAATGGCTCGTTTAGGTATGGGTGCAGATGGTAAAGTTGAGACTAAAGAAGCTAAAGCACTTTTAGAAGTGAAATCTTCTTTTGATCGCTTCATCCGTGGTAAAGCCACAGCGGAAGACGTTACTCGTATGACAGAGTATAAAGCAGCGCAGCAAATCACAGACAACACTTTAGGCGGTTACCTGGTAACACCTGAGTATGGTCAACTTTTTGTTGCTAAACGTGAAGAACTCTCTCCACTCCGTCAGTATGCTAAAGTTGATACCATTACTTCTAACGAATTGAAACTCCCTAATGTTGAGAGTTCTGACGTTGAAGCAGAATGGGAAGACGAAGCTTCTGATGCAGCAGACGGCACACAGGCTTTTAAAGCTGGTATGCTCACAGTTCGCACACACGCTTTACGTGTTTTACCTTACATCACATTTGATCTCCTTGCGGATGCATCTTATGACGTAATGGGTGAGCTTAATCGTTTCTCTGCTATTAAAATGGCACAGAAAGAAACAGCTGCTTTCCATACAGGCGATGGAGTTGGCAAACCACGTGGTTTCCTCACTTATGGTGCAGAAATTGAGATCACTAATACAGGTGAGGCCGCAGCTCTAGCAGCTGATGCATTCCATACTGTTGAGGGAACAATGAAGACAGCATACAAAGCCGGCGCAAGCTACTTTATGAACCGTAAAACAATGGCTCTCGTTCGTCTTCTTAAAGATGAGAATGGTCGTTACCTTATGGAGTATAATTTAGCGAACAAAGGTCAGTCTACAATCAACGGTTTCCCAGTAATCGAAGATCCGGACATGCCAGATGTTGCAGCAGGTAGCACACCTATTGCATTCGCAAACTTTGCAGACGGTTACCAAATCGTAGACAATGCGGCTAAAACATTCGAGATGCTACCACGTGGCTTCCTGAATAAACCAGACATTGCATTCTGGTATAACCGCACACGTGTTGGCGGTGCAGTTCGTATCAAAGAGGCAATCAAGCTCATCAAAGTTGCAGTCTAAAGAATTCTCAAAGGGGCCGGTTTAGGTCGGCCCCTTTTTTTAACTCAAAATTTATAATACAAAAATAAGGATACATACCATGATCGATCTATTACATCAAATCTTGTGCTTTCTATGTTTAGCACCTAAAAATCAGCCATCGGCTACTATTACACAACCTACGGTTGTTGATATGCTCGGCTTTCTTAACGTCGTTTTTGACATCCAGGCGGGTGTTTCAGCCGATACAATCGACGGCGGAAACGGTTATACATTTACGCTTCAAGAATCTGATGAGGCCGGTAGTGGTTTCGCAGATGTTGACCCGTCCGATATACTTGGATCCGACAGCGCAGTCATCGCAACATTAGACGGGATAGACCTAGCAGAAGGAGCATGTAAGAGTGTTCAATATGTAGGCACTAAACGTTATACCAAAGTTGTAATCGCAGCCGTAGGGACAGCAACAAACGGAACAGTCATGGCAATCAATGCCGTGAAGATCAATCCAATTGACGCACCTACTCAGTAAACAGAATTAGTATACTAGCCCGGTCCATTTCGGACCGGGCTTTTTACTCAAAAAGAATACAAAAGAATACAAATTATGAAGACTATAGCAAAAAAAGATTTCAAATATAGCCCAAATGGGTTTACAATTTTAGCAGTAAAAAAGGGTGAGGCGTTGGACTTAAAAGATCCAGAGCAGGAGAAAAGTTTAATTGGATTAGATTTAATTCAGCCAGCAACTAAAGAGCCGCAAGGCGATAAAAAAGAAGTATCTGATAAGGTGACAAAAGATTATGAAGCCAGAGCGAAAGAAGCCGGCACATTCAAAGCACCCAAAAAAGAGAATACGAAAAAGGTTGAAAAAACTGATGAACTAGAATTAAGTTAGATTCATGATTAACGGATTAAATAGTATTTCTAGCAACAACCCTACCGCTCGGTTATATTCTGAGCGGTATGGCTCGTTGACACCTGCTTTAGAGTTAGCTACTGTAAAGAGCTTCATTCGACATGATGAGAGCATAGAGGACGAAGAGGACACCCTATTAGGAATCATAATTAATGCGGCCTGTGATTGGGCTGAAAATTATTGTGGTATACCTATTATAAAGTCAGGAACAAAATCATTTTTAGATTTACCACGTCGTAAAGGGACTTCAAACCTTGCAAACTATTTTTACGAACCGGGCACTGATACTGAAAGAGGCCAAAAGGTTTTTGATTTAGTTGGAGCAAAGGAGATCAATTCTGTAAATTTAAGATTAGAAGATGGAACTTTATTTGAGATTCCAGGAGAGGAATACACATTGAGCCCTGAAGGACAGATTGAATTTAAATCCGCCCCGTTGGGTTATCAAGAAAGTCCACTTGCAGCCGTGCAAAGTTTGGTTATAGATTTTGATTCTGGTCTAGCTGATGATTTAGGATCGGTTCCGCCATTGATGCAAATGGCACTATTACAACTTTGTGAATACTGGTATGAAAATCGTGATCAAGTCGGAGTAATTCCCGCCGGGACAGGTGACAATTTCGTGCATTTCAAACACTACGAACTATAAATGCAAAAGATCGGACAATTAAGAAAACGAGTCTCCATTATGGAGCTCTCTGAGATCCCTGACGGTGATTTCGGAATCACTGATACCCTCACAAGTATCGGAAAAGTTTGGGCTAAAATTGAGGAGACCGCCGGGACTCGTTTATATTTAGGGAAAAATATTGATTCAGAAACTACACACATGGTAGTAATGAGATATAGAAAAACTATTACGTCGGAAAATTGGATTAGATATTTGGAAACTAATTTTCGCATACGTGGTGTAACTGATGCATACGAAATGAGTCATCGTTTTACTATACTACAATTAGAAGTTTCTACTAAAGAATTCACAGCATGATCAAAGTTAAAACTAATGTTAAGGCTATCAGTGTACAAGTTCAAAACGAACTTAAAGCTAAGGATAAGAAGATTCAATCTTCTATGTTCCGCCTTGCTCAAATGATTCTACGGAGTGCACGGAATACATTAAACAGATCAAACAAAACTTCAAAGCCTGGGGCGTCTCCAATAAGTAAAAGCGGGGGATACTCTCGATCAATTAGGATCCGAAAAGTAAATAATGGATACTCGGTAGGCCCGAGTGGAAAACCCGCAAAGTATGCTCGTTTTTTAGAGTCCGGAACTCGACACATGGGAGCCCGCCCGATGTGGCGCCCGATGAGGAAAAGATTTGACAGACTCGCAATGACAAATATAAAGAAGGCTATCAAATGAGTTTCCAACTAATCAAACCTAGTGATCTAATAAAGCGTTTACGTGAGTTTTCTGACGAGTATATGCCTGCTTTAAGCTCTCGCATTGCAGGCGCGGCGGGGTTGGATGAGGTAGAGGACAAGACCCGTTTGTCAGTCCCGGCTCTTTTCGTCTCGTTAGCAGACAATGGGGTAGCGGTAGAAGGCCAACAAACAGGCTTTCAAGGAAATTTAGACAATCAATTTGATATAATTTTAGTTCTCGAAAATACGGATCGTAGAGCTCAAGAGGCCGAAGAGGTTTCTATTGCATTCCGTGAATTTTTATTAGCTGTATTGAGTGGATGGAAGCCAGTTGCTTCCAGAGGCAAAGGATTAATTCCACTAGGTGACGCCCTATCTTATGTAGACCGAAGCCGTTGCATACGAACA